GGGTTTTAGCCTTAGACAAGGGAATCACTTAGGCTAAGCCCTGCCAAGCCCTCTACGAGCCTCACAGCCCCTCAATTTCTGGCTGGATAGCGTTTATTCGGTTGGGTAAACTGATAGGACAAGATGAAAGGCTACAAATGCTAAACCCAACACCTGAAACTCGTAAATGGATTTACGGAGTTATTGCCGCAATCGTTCCACTATTGGTTGCTATCGGTATCTTGTCTGAGGAACTTGCCTCACCGCTACTGAATGTCTTTGCCGCAATCTTGACTGTTACAGGATCGGCTCTTGCTATCCGTAATGTGCCAAGCAACGAGGACTAAGCTCTTAGCTTCTGGCGTTCCTCAGCAGTAGTTCCACCCCAGATGCCTTGCATCCCTGCCGATAACGCATAGTCAAAGCACCCCAGCCTTACAGGGCAATCAGCGCAGACTTCTTTTGCTACCTGCACCATTGACTTTCGAGTTGCTGGGTCATGCTCATCCTCTGGGAAAAAGACCTCTGGAACTTGACTACAATCAACGCCGTCATTGTTTCTTATTGCTTCTTGCAACTCAATATATTTGCGTTCAATCTGGCGTAATGTCATAGGCTCACATTAGAGTAAAGACACACTAAATAGCAAAGCCACGCCGAGAGAGTTAGCGTGGCCTTGCGACAAGGAAAAGAGAGGGAAACCTTGCCAGTAAATAAATTACCAGCCGAAACTAACGAGTTATTTGATGCAGTCCTACTCGGTCACTTTGCCAACGGCAGTCAAGAGTGGCGCGATTTACGCAACGAACCAGGTGCTGTCGGTGGCTCAGACATCGCAGCTATCACCGGGCTAAGTGCTTGGGAATCAGCAATTACCAAGTGGGCAAAAAAGACAGGACAGATTCCTGACGAGGTAACACCCAACATGAGTATGAAGCTTGGTACAAAACTTGAAGCACCGATACTCGACTTGTTTGCTGACGAACATCCTGAACTAGAAATCTACGAAACAGGAACTTGGGCAAATAAAGAAAACCCTTGGGCTAGGTCTAACCCTGATGGACTTTACAAAACCGCTGATGGTGAGTGGGGGATTGTCGAGGTCAAGTTCTCTAGAGATTACTGGTCAGGTGTTCCACAGGCTTACCGAGCGCAGGTGCTTTGGTACATGAGAGTATTCGGTATAAAGCAAGCTAAGTTAGTTGCACTCGCAGGGTCGAGCTACATGGAGTTTGACATCGAGTGGGATGAGTTTGAGGCTGAAACACTTTGGGACTCGGCTGTTAGATTCCGTCAGGCTTGCCTAGATATGAAAATGCCTTACTGGGATGGGAGCAACTCGACACTAGAAACAGTCAGAGCCTTATCGCCTGGTATCTCAGACAGCGAGGTTGACCTTGATGACTTGGGGATGCACTACATCAACTCGGTCACAGACGCTGAGAAGGCTAACGCCAAAATGACAGAGCTAAAGGCTAGAGTTATACAAGCAATGGATGGGGCAAAGCGAGGTCTAATCTACGGAGAGCATCTGCTTAGCCTTAGATCAAGAGCTGGTGGCGCACCTTACTTGCACCACGAGAAGGGAAAGTAAATGCCACAGTTCAACCTAAATGATTATGAGCCGGTAGAGCAACGCATCAAGCGTTTCTACAAGGATTACAAAGACGGCAGGATAATCACCGACAACATCACCACAGCACAAGACCGACAGGCTGGCACTTGGGTCACTAAGAGCTACATCTACCTAACAGCCGAGGATCAAGAAAAGAACTTACCAAAGGCAACAGGTCTAGCGTTCGAGGTGGACTCTAACAAAGGGCCACAAGCGACATCCGCACTAGAGGTCTGTGAAACCAGCAGCATTGGTAGAGCATTAGCCAACGCAAACTATTCAGGCAACAAGAGAGCCAGCCGAGAGGAAATGGAAAAGGTTGCCAGAGATGCAAGACCAAAGGCAACAGCTAAAGATTGGCTGGCAATGTCCGAAGCGTTAGGGAGTGACATCGAGGGTTTACGATTGTTATACAGCGAAGCCAAAACAGGTGGAGCATCAACCGCAACTCTCGACAAGATCAAGGCAATAGCTAATGGACTCACAGGCAAAGAGGATTCTGATAGCCTCAATTCTTGAAACTCAAGAGTGCCTACAAGAACAATTTATGCTGAATGAGTTTGACCTAGTAAGCAACATTTGGCAAGTACAAAGAGAGAGGGCAACAAGACTAAAAAATGGAAATTATTACACCAGGCCACATAGTCGAGGAACTACAAAGGCTGACGAGAGAGATGGACAAGGGAGCTAATGCTCTCTACGATGCTGAGTGCAAGCTGGCAGATGCAGACTCGGCGTATGACAGGGCTATCTCACTAGCCTTCATCAACAACTCTGGGACTGTGGCAGACCGGCAAGCTGTGGCTAAGTTGCAGGCAGTAGAGGAAAAGCTCAAGGCTGACCTAGCAAGGGCTGAATACAACCGCATCAAAACCAAGATGAAAACCCTGTCAGACCAAGCAACCATGATGGCTGTAATGAGCAAGAATGTCGAACTCCAATGGCGGCACGCCTAGCTGGTAGCCTTATCGAGTGATAGCGGAAACCTGCTCATGTGGGGCAAAATTCAAGACTGACGAACCCAAGCCAGCCACGCTTGTTCGAGAGTGGCGGCGTAATCACACCTGTCAAACCGACAACACCGACAACACCGACATCGTTGAAGCTGTCAATGGTGGCGTGTCTGAAACCACAATCGCTTTGGGCTTTCAACCTGGAGAGATGCCAGCCAAGATTTACGATCCGTTCGATGACTAAAAAACAATTCCAGAAATACTTAGAGCGTGACTTGGGCTGTTGGCATTGTGGCTCCCAAGGCGATGACCTTATTCCTCATCATCGGCAGAATCGGGGCATGGGTGGCAGCTCAGCTAGAGATGTCCCAAGCAACATCGTTCCGTTATGTGCCGATGCTAACTCAAGGCTAGAGTCCAACGCCGAGTTCGCCGAGCTAGGTCGCAAGTTGGGCTGGAAACTAAGAAACCATGAGAACCCACTCGAAGTGCCTATCTTTGGGCATGGTGGCTGGTGGCTACTCAACGATGACTTTACAAAAGACCTGCTGGAAAGTGACCCTGAATACTTTTAAGGTGCTACTGTAAAGACATAACAGAATAAAAGATGCCCCCTAGAAGGTGAACTCCTAGAGGGCGTTGATAACCAACAATCGAGCTGTTGGCATCTAGATAAGTCTAATGCCAACCTTTACAAAAGGAAGGCATTTTATGCTTAACTGGACAAATAAAACATTGGCAGAGATTCTGCCTTACTACGCTAACAACATCTTTATGGCTGAGATGGACTACAAGGCTCAAGGTCTTGATGCCGGTGACTGGGCAATGCTCGTCAAGGAAGCGTTCGAGTCAAAAGTAATCTCACCGACTGTAATGATGGTCATGCTTGACAGGGCTAGTGTTCAATGAGCATCGAAGCTGTGTCGCTGGTACTAAACCAATCCAAAGCAACTGGCAGGGCAAAGCTAGTGCTGCTTGGAATAGCTAATCATCTTGGAGATCAAGGTGCTTGGCCTTCGATAAGCACACTAGCCAGGTATGCCAATGCATCAGAGCGTTCGGTCAAGCGTGACATACAAGAACTTGTTGACCTCGGTGAGCTAAAAGTTGAGCTACAAAACGCACCTATCAGAGGTCAATACAAGACCAATCTTTACTGGCTCACAATCAAGTCAGGGGTGACAGATTCGACATCAGGGGTGACAGACTGGGTAAGCAGGGGTGACAGCTCAGGTAAATCAGGGGTGACACCTGTTGGCACGCAAAACATAATATTAACCATCAAAGAACCATCAAAGAAAACCAGCAATGATGAGTTTGAAAAGTTTTGGAATCTTTACCCAAAAAAGGTAGCCAAAGGTGATGCACTCAAAGCTTGGAATAAAGCAACCAAAAGCAAAACCGCTGATGAGTTATTGAAGCTGACCAAAGCCTACGCTGAGGGAAAGTTGCCAGAGCTAAAATACATTCCCTACCCAGCCTCTTGGCTAAACAAGGGACTCTATGAGAGTGTTGAAGTCGCTGAAGCAAAACCTTTGCCTAAGCTGTTTGTAGGGAGAATCAAATGACACAGTTCGAGCAGTCGGTAATCGGATCAGTCTTACTGACCAACGGCAAGGCACTAGAGGAACTAACACTTACACCTAGCGACTTTGACGATTTACAGAATGAGCGAATCTACAAAACCATTCTGGAGATGAAGGCTAATCGCCAGCCGATAGATGTTATGACTGTGGGTGCAGCTCTGCCGAAACTAGCAAGCTACCTACACGATGTCATCACAGCTACCCCGACTGCTGCCTCTGTGAAGTTTTATGCCAGCAAGGTAATCGAGGAAGCCACTAGGCGAAGGTTAGCTGTTGCCGGAACTATGATTCACAGCAAGGCTCAGCATGAGGATTTAGCCACAGTCTTTGACACAGCTAAAAAAGAAATTGACAACCTCATAGATCGTAACTCGGCAGTCAAGCCAAGCTATGTTGCCGATGAGCTAATCCCTTACCTTGATGAGATAGACAAACCAAAGCATTATCCTGAAAGTCCTTGGCCCCTACTCAATGAAGTGATCGCAGGATTCCGACCAGGTGCTTTATACATCATCGGTGCAAGACCTGGTGTTGGTAAGACAATCGTTGGGTTGCAGATTGCTTGGGAACTATCTAAGACTGGCCCTGTATCTTTTCACAGCCTTGAGATGGGCAAGAGTGAACTTTACAATCGCATAATCAGCATGGAAGCTGAGGTCTACATCGGCAACATCGAGAAGGGAACTATCAGGGATCACGATTGGGTAAAGATTGCCAAGGTCAGACAAGACATTCAATCTCACCAGCTTGCTATTCATGACAAGTCAGGTCAAAACCTAATGCAGATACGAGCCTTAGCAAACAGCGTCAAGGGCAACAAC